TGGAACTGGAGTAAATAATGGTTCAAACACCATTACTTTGGGTGGATCGTTTACCACTTCAGGAGCATTTACCACTACGCTGACAGTCACAGCAAACACTAACGTCACATTGCCTACTACTGGGACTTTGGCTACATTGGCTGGTAGTGAGACTTTTACCAACAAAACGCTGACCAATCCCACAATTACAGCATACTTAGAAACTGCCCCAGCTCTTGCTAACTCAAGCACAGCAGTTACCCTATCATTGTCTTCAGGAACTGTTTTAAGTTATACGCTGACTGGTAACTGTACGTTTACCATGCCAACTGCAACAAGTGGCACATCGTTTATCTTAAAAGTCATTCAAGATGGCACAGGGTCAAGAACTGCTACGTTTACTGGGGTCAAGTGGCCGGGGGGCACAGCACCTACAATTACCACAACTGCATCCACAGGCTTAGACATATTGTCATTTGTATGTATTAATTCTGTTTGGTATGGCACTTACGCACAGGCGTTTGCATAATATGTTTGGAGCATTAGACTTTTTCTTTACTGGGGCTAAAAAGCCAGTTGTTACTATTTCTGCTAATTATTTGGTAGTGGCTGGTGGTGGTGCTGGCTACACACAAAATGCTACAGGTGGTGGTGGAGCTGGTGGATATTTAACGAACACATTAATTGCATCGCTTAATATTGCTTATACAGTTACAGTAGGTGCTGGAGGTTCAGCAAGTTCACCTACTACTGGATCAGATTCATATTTTTCCACTATACATTCATATGGTGGAGGTGGTGGATCAAATAGTGGTAATGGGGGAAATGGTGGATCAGGTGGTGGTGGATATGCTGGTGGAATTTACTCAGGTGGCATAGCTACACCATCAGGCCAAGGAAATAATGGTGGCTCAAGTTCAAACGTATTTGTCACATCAGGCGGTGGAGGCGGTGCGGGAGCTGTTGGTGGTAATGGAAGCATTATAAGTACACAATGTGGTAATGGTGGAGCTGGTCTTGCCAATAGCATTACAGGTTCTAGTGTTTATTATGCTGGTGGTGGGGGTGGTGGACAACATAGCGGAAATACTTTGGGAGTTGGTGGTCAAGGTGGTACTGGAGGTGGAGGTAATGGCGGTGGGTATGGTGGAGTTGGCACATCAACATCTGGAACTGCTAATACTGGAGGTGGTGGCGGTGGCGCACAAGGTGGTAATGCTGGTGGCAATGGTGGTTCTGGTGTAGTCATTATTTCTATTCCCAAAGCATACATTGCTACATTCTCTGCTGGTGTAACTTATACAGGTGCAGTAGTAGGTGCTAATCGTGTTTATACAGTTACTGCTACTTCAACAACATCTGAGACAGTTACGTTTAATATTGCCTCAACATTAAGTGCAATTTATTTGCTGGTGGCTGGTGGTGGTGGCGGTGGATGTCTTTATGAACCAGGTGGTGGTGGTGCTGGAGGTTATCTAGCAAGCACATTATCATTATCTTTTAGCACTGCTTATACACTAACAGTTGGTGCTGGTGGAGCTGGATCAACAGATATACCTAATGGAGTAACTGGGAATAATTCAGTTTTTAGTTCAATTACTGCTTATGGTGGAGGTGGCGGTGGTGGCAATGCAACTCCAACAGGAAGCAATGGTGGTTCTGGAGGTGGAGGTGGAGGAGCTGGTGGGGCAAGTGGTGGAACTGCAACCCCATCAGGTCAAGGAAATAATGGAGGAACTTCAGGTGCTGGAGGTACTCAAAAGCCGGGAGGTGGAGGAGGAGGTTCAGGTTCAGTAGGTGGTAATGGACAAAACAATGTTGCTTATGATGCTAATGGTTTAGCTGGTAATGGTGGTAGTGGAACTGCAAACTCTATAACTGGTTCTTCTCTTTATTATGCCGCTGGTGGTGGTGGTGGTTGTTTCAATGGAACACCTTCAAGTGGTGGTTCTGGCATTGGTGGTAATGGTGGTGTTCTTGGATATAACACTACTAGAGTTAATGGAACATCAGGGTCTACAAATACAGGTTCTGGTGGAGGTGGGGGAGAACGATCTGGAACAACTGCTGGCTCTGGTGGTTCAGGTGTTGCTATTATTAAAGTTCCATCTGGTATTGGTGCAACATTCTCTGGTGGTGTTACATACACAACTATTACTTCAGTATCTGGTTACACAATTTATTCAGTTACTGCAACATCAACAACGTCAGAAACTGTGACATTCAGTTAAGGAAAAACATGGCACACTTTGCTAAATTAGATGAAAACAACGTAGTAGTATTTGTCACTGTCGGCAGAGATGAAGACAACGGCAAAGAAGCGGAATTGTCTGCTCGCACTGGTGACGTATACAAACAAACCAGTTACAACACAAACGGAGGTGTACACAATTTAGGTGGCACTCCATTTCGTAAAAATTACGCTGGCCTTGGATACACCTATGACGCTGGTCGAGATGCTTTCATTCCTCCCAAACCTTACGCATCTTGGGTCTTAAACGAATCCACTTGTTTGTGGGATGCCCCAATGCCCTATCCAACAGACTTAGGAACACCAGACGTACCCAAGCGTTACACATGGAATGAAGAATCTAAAACATGGGACTTGGTTGCATGAATTTTAAAATAATCTCAATCGAGACTGATGGGGACTTGATCACCCATGCTGAGTTTTTTGTTTCTTTAACTGATGGCACAAACACAGTTGAGCAACAAGGAACACATCAGTTTGCCAATCCTGTAATGAAAACGCCCTTAAATGAGGTAAAAGAACAGAATATTATTGATTGGATTATTCAAGAAACTACCCAAGATAACGTAAATATCATACAATCCAACTTAGAAAAACAGCTAGTGCAAGTAGAAAAAACTGCTTTGCCTTGGGTTTTCAACACTTTTAAACCTTTTGGTGGATAAAGATGACACAACCCATAGACATCATTAGCAGAGCTTTAAAAGATATTGGCGCTTTAGAAGCTGGCGAAATACCCACGCCAGAAGCAGCACAAGACGCATTTGACATGCTGCAAGATATGTTAGATCAATGGTCTAACGAATCTATGATGGTGTTTTACAAGACAGAAATAGTATTTAACGTAACACCTGGACAAGTACAATACTCAATAGGGCCTACAGGCACGATTCAAGCCAACTTTGTAGGGTCAATCACTGGTAATGTGCTCACAGTCACATCCATCAATAGTGGCGCTGTGTCCATGAACATGGTTTTGAGTGGAACTGGCATTACACCTGGCACTACGATTGTAGGTTTTGGCACAGGTGCTGGTGGTCAAATCTTGGAAGCGGGCACTTACTTACTAAATGTAAGCCAAACTGTCGCATCCACTACTATTGTGGGCTATTACAAGCGCCCACTTACGTTAAATAGTGCTTTTGTTCGTGTTAATACAACTTCTAATGGCGTAGCAATAACAGGCGGTGGTCTAGATTACCCTGTTTCTGTGTTAAACGTAGAAGAATACGAAATGATTGGTTTAAAGAGCTTGAATGGCCCTTGGCCTAAAGCAGTTTACTATCAGCCTACTGAAATTTTGGGCAATATCTTCTTATGGCCTAACCCGGCACAAGGTGAAGTTCATCTGTTTGCTGATAACATTTTTACTAGAAACACATCGCTGTATGACGTTATGGCACTCCCAGAGGGCTATAACATGGCTCTGCGATGGTGTTTAGCCGAAAGACTCATGCCAATGTACGGCAAAGCCAGTCCGGTTCAAATCGGGATGATTCAAAGTTACGCTGCCCAAGGCAAGAGTACGATTAAGCGTACGAATATGCGACCTGTCCAATTGGCACGTTATGACAATGTACTCACATCCACTAAGACTAGAGATGCTGGGTTTATCCTACATGGGGGCTTCATCTAATGGCATCAACAACTTTTATTGACGGCACAACAGTTATTAGGGCTTCATGGCTCAATGACGTTAACAATTTTGTTTACAATGGTTCTGGCAGCACTTTGCAAGCAGTTACTAACTATGGCAACACCACTACAAATACTTGTTTGTTTGGTGTAGTTGGTGGCGTGGGTACTGGTATTGGTTACCAAATTAACTCTCCCACAGGAACAACTGTTTATGGGATAGCAACTAGCGCCAATTACATTGGTATGCAAAGCAACAATGGTGGTTCAACACCATATTCTGTTTTATTGTCAGGTGCTGCCTTTTTGCCGTACTCTAATGGATCATCTTCCAATAGTGGTATTGCTTTGGGTGCTCCATCTTCACAATGGTCAAGTTTAGGTGTTGCAGGTAGCTTTTACTGGAGCACCTACACAATCCCAGCCCCATCAGGTTCTACAGGCACATTCTTGAGAAATGATGGAACTTGGGCTACACCTAGTGGTGGCGGTACAGTAACCTCGATTACTTTTACATCAGGCCAACTAACTGGTGGAACAATCACATCCACAGGCACAGTTGGATTAGCAACAACTGCTGTGACGGCAGGCAGTTATACAGGTGCAAATATTACTGTTGATGCTTATGGCCGTGTCACGGCAGCATCCAATGGGTCAGGTTCAAGCGCTACGTTGCAGACTGTAACTAACGCAGGGAATAGCACCACAAACACAGCAAGTTTTGCCACAGTTGGAATTGGTTTAGGAACTGGTACATATGGCGGTTCTTCAGTCTATGGTATTGCCACAGCAAACAACACAATTGGCTTCCAAAACAACAATGGTGGATCAACCAATACTGTTTACCTATCTGGAGCTACATTAGTCCCTGCAACCAGTAACTCAATTGCTTTGGGTTCAAGTTCACAATTGTGGGCTAGTTTGGGTGTAGCTGGGGCTTTCTATTGGGGCAATGTGTCGATTAGTGCTCCTAATAGCTCAAGTGGAAGCAGTACGCTTTTCCTTAATCAGCAAGGTTCTTGGGTTACTACTTCTGGCGGATCAACGCCTACATTGCAACAAGTAGCAACTGCTGGTAACTCATACTCTGGTGGCATCACAACAACCACTAACTCTACATTTGGTGGTGTTGGTGTGGGTGTATCGTCTAGTGGCCCTGCTGGTACTACTTATGGTATCGGAGCGTCTGCAGCCACAATTGGTATTGGAAACAATAGCACTCAAGTCTACTTGTATAACTCATCTTTTATCCCTGCTACAAATAACGCTTTGACCCTTGGATCACCTAGTTATGCTTGGTCTAGTTTTTATTTGGCTAGTACGTTTAATTGGAATGGTTATGGTATTTCTGCCCCTGTTGGCAATACATCCACTTATTTGAGAAACGATGGAACATGGGGAACACCAACAGGTACTGTGCCTAGTTTGCAATCTGTTTGTTCTGTTGGAAACAGTTATTCAGGTGGACTAGCTATTACAGGCGCATCTTACTTTGGTTCTGCTAGTACATTTGCTAACGTGGTTGAGTTGTACACACAAACCACGGCATCTTCAACCAACGCTCTAGGCGCTTATGTGGGTGGGGCTACAAGTAACGCAATTGCTGCTGTTACAGGTAACACAGGTAGCAACCTAGCATTCTTTGGTTATGGTTCACCTAGCTCAGTTACTCCAGTTGGTGCAATCAGCACAAATGGCTCAACCACAACTTATGGCACAACCTCAGATCGTAGACTAAAGTCCAACATTGCTACTCTTGCAGCCGGTACAGGCATAGACAAGATTAAGCAATTAACCCCAAGATCGTTTACTTGGCAAGCTAGTCAGTTGGCTGATGTTGGTTTCATTGCTGACGAGTTGCAATCAGTTGTGCCTAATGCCGTAGCTGGTACAGCGAACCAAGTAGACGAAAATGGCAACCCAATATACCAGTCTGTGGATAACAGTTTTGTGATGGTTTACCTAATCCAAGCAGTACAAGAACTCATTGCAAAGGCAGGTCTATAATGGACTTTGGGTTTGTTGGCCCATCTTACACTTCTCCATCAATCTACCAAGATGATCAGGAGTGTATAAACTTTCGACCTGAAATAGACCCACTTAAACAACCTGGTCAACGTGGTGTAGTTGCGCTTTATCCAACGCCTGGCCTTACCCTTTTAACCACTTTAGCAGCGGGAGCAGAAGTGAGGGGGCTAAGAACAGTCTCTGGCGGTAAGTACTTGGTAGCAGTATGTGGCTCAGTCGTGTACGCTTTAGACGCTTTTGGTAACACGTTCACAATGGGCAA